CATTAAAGACATCTGCAAGGCCAATGATGTGGTCGATGTCTCGTTTGATGATTGGCAGGCTAACTATCTGATCACGCGCCTGATGGATTCCGGACTGCCGGTGGTCGAGTACAACCAGACCGTGCGGAATATGTCCGAGCCGATGAAGGAAGTGGAAGCCCGCGTGCTGGCCCGGAAGCTATGGCATGACGGCAACCCCGTCATGACCTGGATGATGGGGAATGTGTCCTGCCGGATGGACGCAAAGGAAAACGTGTATCCTCGCAAAGAGAACGAGCGCGACCCGCTCTGTAAAATTGACGGCCCGGTTGCTATGATCATGGCAATGGGTCGCGCTTTGCAGCATCAAGACGATGGTGCCGGGTTCGATGACTGGCTAGCTAACCCCGTGAGGGCTTGATGAACTTCTACCGCGCTTTCACGAACTGGATCTTCGGAGGGCTGAGCCGTTACATTGGCTATCAGGCTACTGGCCCGACCACCTACGATAACAATACCAGCCCCCCGGTGGGTTTTGACTCTGCTATGCAGCTGTCTGCTGTGTGGGCGTGTGTGAAGCTGTTGGCTGAAACGGTCGCAAGCCTGCCGTTTAGGGTCTACCGGATCACCCCGGCAGGGCGAGAGATCGCCACAGACCACCCACTGCACGAGCTGTTTAGCGGGATGGTTAACCGCTATCAGACCCGCATTGAGTTTTTCGAGTCGGTCATTTTGAATTTAGTGATGACAGGCAACGCCTACTGTGCCATTGAACGGTCTGGCGGGCGGGTTGTTAGCCTTCTGCCACTCATGTCAGCACAAATGCAAGTGCGACAGCTAGCGGACGGAACGGTGGTCTATGAGTACACCGATGAGGGCGCGACTAGAGTCTATGCATCAGAGTCCATCTGGCACCTAAAGCTAATGGGGAATGGCGTGGTGGGCTTGTCTGTGCTGGATTACCAGCGGGACACTCTCAACATCGCCAAGGGTGCTGAGCGCAGCACTGGAAAGGTCTACGCCAACGGCGGCAAGCCCAGCGGCGTGCTGATGATAGACCGCGTGCTGACCCCAGAACAGCGCGATATGGTTCGGCAGAACTTCAATGGGCTGACCGAGGGCGATGCCCAGCGGCTGTTTGTGCTGGAGGCCGGCGCCAAGTACGAGTCGGTTAGCCTCAGTCCGCAGGACATCGAGCTACTCTCCTCGCGTGGGTTCCAGATTGAGGAAATCTGCCGCTGGTATGGTGTGCCGTCCGTGATGGTCAACCATACGGCAGGGACAACGTGGGGGTCTGGCATCCAGACCATCATTGAGGGTTTCTACAAGCTGACCCTGCGCCCGATTCTGGAAAAGACCGAACTATCCGCAGACATTCACTTAGTTCGCCGCAGCGAGCGCGGGACGATCCAATGCGAGTTTGACTTTGATGCCTTGCTCCGCTCAGACCTCAAGGCCCGCATGGACGCCTACGCGGTCGCCATCAACAACGGCGTGATGAAGCCATCCGAGGCGCGGAACCTAGAGGGCTTGCCCCCGGCAGATGGCGCAGATCAGCTCATGGTTCAGGGCGCGATGGTGCCGATTACGGCAGCAGGCCAGACCTTGGCTCAACCCAAATCCAAGCCGCGCTCATTTCAAATCAAGCGCGACAATGACGGCAATGCCGTCATCACCCCTACGGAGTAAGTCATGGCTATTACCACCGCAATCGCCAACAGTTTCAAGCTAGAGATTCTGGACGGCATTCACGCCCCCGGCGATGATTACAAGATCGCGCTCTACACCAGCACCGCAACCCTTGGCGCTTCGACCACTGCTTACTCTGCGACTAATGAGGTGACGGGCGAGGGGTACACGGCTGGCGGAATCTCGCTCACTGGTCGGTCTGCCAGCCTTTCTGGCACCGTGGCATTTCTGGACTTCTCCGATCCGTCATGGGCGGATGCCACAATCACGGCTCGCGGGGCGCTGATCTATAACGCCAGCAAGGCTAATCGTGCCGTAGGTGCGTTCGACTTCGGCGCTAACGTTTCCTCGACGGCTGCGACCTTCACGGTTGAGCTTCCCGCCGCTGGTTCCACGACTGCTGTCGTTCGGGTGGCGTGATGGGCGTCAGGCACGCCAAGGAAAGTGAGAAAACGGATGGTGCTGACGCTACGCTAGTCCAACCTTCTGATTGGAACGCTGATCACGCCATTAGCGGCGGCCTAGACCTTCCGATTGAGACGGTTGCAGCGCCATCAGCTGGAAATGTCCGCCTATTTGGTCGAAGCATTGCTGGCCGAAACATTCCCGCAATCATGGGGCCAAGCGGGCTTGATACGGCATTACAGCCGTTTTTAGGTCGGAACAAGGTCGCATGGTTCAATCCGCCTGGAAACGCCACCACCGTACAGACGCTTGGTGTGAACGTCTCAGCCACTGGATCGGCGACTGGCGCGAACGTGGCCGTGACCAACATCCACACCGCCATGCGCCGCCTTGAATACGCGGTTACGACTGCGAGCGCCACGGCAGTATCTGGGGCGCGCAGTACTGCTGGGCAGTACCACATCGGCGACAACTCAACGCCCTATGGCGGGTTCACCTTTGTTGCGCGTTTTGGCCCAAGCCGAGGTGTAGCGTCAAACGCCACTCGCCGCTTTTTTGCCGGATTTACTAGCAGCACTGGCGCTCCAAATGACACATCAAACCCGTCAACCCAGATGGCAAATTGCATTGGCATTTGTGCTGATTCTACAGATACCAATTTCCACATCGTCCACCGCACCGGCACGGGAGCGGCGACGAAGGTAGACACCGGTATTGATAAGGCATACTCCGACAATAGTGAAATGTTTGAGTTGGCGATGTTTACCGCGCCTACCGGCTCGCCTAGCGTGGGAGTCTTATTCACGCGACTGAGCGATGGCGTGTCCTTTTCGCACACGATAACGACAGCGCTTCCAAGCGTAACGCAGCTTTTGACATGGCAGATTTGGAATAGTGTTGGCGGAACATCGTCAGTGATTGGAATTTCCATCGCTTCCATTTACATCGAAACGGACTTCTAAATGTCTGGGTCTTTTGACTCTGGCGCGTTTGACTCTGGCGCTTTTGATACCGGTGCATCTGGTGTCATTGCCAACATCACTAGCGCTCAGGCTGCAGCGCAGGCAGGCACGTTGGCTGCTACTGGAGAGGCCAGTGCGGCTCTGTCCGGCGCGCAGGCTGCCACTCAGTCCGGAATATTTTCTGCATCTGGAAGCGCGTTAGCCTCGCTAAGTGGCGCTGAGGTGGTCGCGCAAGCCGGCCAGATTGGCGGCCAGCCAACCCCGGACACTGGTCAGCGCTTTGGCGGCGGGCGCAAGAAATGGCGCAGGCCAGCGATGGCAGCGGCCATTCCATCGCTTTACATCCCGCCCGAGATCCCTTTACCCGTACCAGCTACGGCTCGCGTCCAATCTGCGGCAGCTTTTACCACATCCGGCAAGCTCTTTGCTCGCGGCCACCACTCGGCAAAAGCAAAGATCAGCGGCGCTACATCCTCCGGGGCAGCCATGGGGATCAAGGCTGTAGGACAAGCCAAGATCATGATCAAGGCTGCTGTTGTCGGGGCGTACGGCAATACTGCCGCGATTCAAGGGGCGCAGGCCGTGTCTAATTTGTCCCAAGTCAAGGCCAAAGGCCTTGGATTCTCTGACGCTGAATTGATCGCGTTGGCAGATTTGTTGGCCGAGGCCGCATAGCGTCAACTTTTTGACGCTTGCACGCGTCAATTTTTTGACGCTACAATAGTCCCAACGCGTCGGATTTCCGACGCATTGGGTAGAGTCGATGGAGCGTAAGCTAGTCCAGACCGATGGTCTTAGCCTCAAATTTGACGGTGAAGGCTCTTTTGAGGGCTATGCATCCGTCTTTGGTGGCGTCGATAGCTACGGCGATACGATCATCAAGGGCGCATACGAGGAAACGTTGCAGGGCCGCTCACGGCCAGTCCGTATGCGCTGGAATCACTTTGGCCCGATCATCGGCAAATGGATGGCAATCGGTGAGGATGAGAAAGGCCTGAAGGTTAAAGGCTCGCTCACCCCCGGCCATTCCGTCGCCAAAGACGCATACGCCAGCCTGCAGCACGGCGCGATTGATGGCATGTCCATCGGCTACATGGCCCGCGAGGTGCGGGAGATGGGCGACGGTCGGCGCGAGCTGCACAAGATTGACCTGATCGAAATCAGTTTGGTTGAGGAGCCTGCCGATCTTGGCGCTCGCATCACCGGCTTGAAGTCCGCGATCAATGAGCTTGAATCCCTAAAAGAAGTTGAAGGCTGGATGCGCGATGCATTCGGGCTTTCCAAAGATGATGCAACCGCGCTGGTCGGTCGCATCAAAGCCGTGACCCGCCGTGATGGTGTGGGCGACAAGATTCCCAGCATCAAAGAAAACGACCTGTCAGCCATTGCGCTGGCAATGCAGCTACACGCCCACAAAATCGCAAGGAAATAATCATGGAAACCAACGCACTCCAGCCCATGCTGGACGCTCACCTCAAGGCTGTTGACTCGGCCATTGAGAAGTATCAGGGCCAGCTTGCCGAGAATGGCAAGGTCGCTAACGAAGCCCGCGACGAGGTCAAAGCCGTCACGGAAAAGTTCAAGGAAGTAAACGACAACATCGTTGAGCTTTCGCAGAAGTTTGCCACCATCCGTCAGGGTGAGCCGCTTGCTGCCAAGTCGGCTTTGGAAGAGTTTGTTAGCACGGGCGAGTTCAAGGCCTTTGCCGCTGGTCAGACCAAGAACATCCGCGTTGAAGTCAAAAACACGGTTGTGAACGGCGTTGGTACCACCTTCCCGCTCCAGCGCCCGGGCATGATTCCAGGTTCTTTTGTTCCGACCACCGTCCGTGAGACGCTGCGCGTGATTCCGGTCACGACCAATGCGGTTGAGTCCCTGCGCGAGCTGGCTTGGACTAACTCGGCGGCTGAGACTGCGGAAGCTGGTGCTA